TCTTCAAAATCTGTCCCAAAAAAATCACAGTCTTTCTTGAACATTTGCCATTGTTTATCCTCACTGAGTTCTTTCATGTCCCTTCTTGGCGGTTTATCGCAAAGATAGAAAGAAAATAGGTCAACAATAATCGCAGAATAATTAAAATTAACCCCTGCTTTAACTCTTTCTTCCCAGTTGGTTTTTGTTTCTCTTGTATTTCTAATAAGAGACTCTTCTATGAATTTTGTGCCTCCATCATATGCCTTACCCCAATAACTCCAATCATTGATGTTCTCATCATATATAGGGGAAGTTGACAGAAGTTCTTCTTTATCAGTTATGATTTCCATATTGTGCTCCTATTTCCAGAAACGCCTTGTATTAGCTCTTATTTTTCGTGATCTGGAATATCTTAAATATTGACTTAATGCGTCTGCTACATCTTTGTATTTCCCTGTGGGGAAGGCTATAAGCTCTGTGATGGTGTCTGTGAGCCAGGGTGCGCTTTCGGGGAGGAGGAGAGACCCGCTTTCAATCGACCCTGACTCAGAAGACAACCTTTGCTCTTTTGACCCCTTTGGATAAATCCCTTTTATGGGAATGCCTGTTTCAGATTTTAAATCCTGGACTAAGGATTGACCAGATGCCCTATCTTCAACAAGAATAATAGAAGCCCCAAAATCGTTGTATTGGGCAAATACTTTCTTTTTTAATGTGGGGTAGTCGATAAATCCTCTATAAGTATGCAGCCAGTAATGGTAATGATCTTTCTGCCCAAAGGTCAGGCATACTGAAGGGGCATTTGTTGTGTTTTTGCTGAAAGCTGTATCCCACGATTGGACAATTTTATCAAAGGAATCTGGTTTTTTATCGTATCTTTTTAACCAATCATATTTTATTATTCCGCCTTCCTCATCTACTGGATTTTGTTGATATTGTGCTGTCCATTCCCTTGTCTGAACAGTTTGTTTAATGTCTTCGAGAACATGGATTGGGTAGCGATCAGGCCATAAGGCTTCGCCTACTTCTCTATGTAAGGGATCTTTATTGGTATCTTCACATACTGCTTTAAGTTCAAGTAGCTCCCATCTCTGGTCGCTCCTGAGAAGCACTCCTGCTAAATCGTCTTTATTCCACCTGGTGGTAATAAATACCATGACAGCATTAGGCATTAACCTGGTATAGACTACGCTTCTATACCAATGTTCTATCTTTCTCAGCATTGATGGGCTGTCTGCTTCTTGCCTTGATTTTAAGAGGTCATCCATGATATACAGGTCTGCGCCTCTACCTACAATAGCACCGCCGACACCCACGGAGAAAAAATGCCCGCCCTGCGTGGTGGCAAGTTTTGATTTTGCTTTGCTGTCATGTGCCAATATAGAATCAGGAAATATTACAGGATAATTTTCATCCAGCATTAAATTCTTAACGGCAAGGCCATGATCTTCTGCTTTTTCTGAACTGAATGTTGTGTATATTATTTGATGTGTTGGGTTTCTACCGAAGTACCATGAGCCGAATCCTTCTACAACCGTCATGGTCTTGCTGTGTCTCGGCGGAGCAGTAATTAACAGCCTTGTTATTTCTCTTCTTTCTACTGCTTCAAGTTTTTCTGCTATTAATTTGTTGTGGCGGGAAATTATGTAATGAGGCCATTGCATTGCCATATAGCATAATAAACTGCTATATGCTAGCTCTTCTGCTGATAGTTTTTTTTGCGCCAAGGCTTTGCTCATGTCTTTTCTGGAATCTGTTCAGTAGGGTTTATGTCTATTACTTTATTAGGGGCAATGCCTATTTTCTTTGCGGCTTCGTAAATAGCGTCTATGGATCGTTTGTCTTTTATTTCTCTGACAGTAGATTCAACCTTACGTGTTTCGATATAACCCCTTGATTGCCCCTGAGTTTTTAAATAAAACATAGTGCAGATTGCGCCTATTTTATTATCTTTCCCAATAAAATCGAACAGGCGGCTTTCTACATAATCTATTTCATCTTCTTTAAGTTCCTGGATCGCTTCATCAAATTCAGGATAATTTTTTCTCCATTTTCTTACAAGGCTCGGTTTGATGCCTATTTTCTTGGCGGTTGCTGCGATATTCCAATTATTATCAGCGAAATTTGTTATGAAATCATAAATTTGTTTTTCTTCTTCTTTCGTAGGATTTGCTAGCTCAGCGTCAACGCTTGCTTCTATAATGGCAGATTGTAAGTCTGCATCTTTTTCGGCTTTTAACTGTTCAAGTGCTTCGTTAAATAATTCATCAGAGACTCTTGCCCTTTGCACAGCTAAAGCATTAACGCACGCTTCGCCACAGCTAGTGGAGAAAACGCAGCCTGTTTTTTTATATGCCTCTATAAATTTTTTCTTTTCTTCTTCAGTTAGCATAATTTTTTGTAGGTGCAATTCATTGACTATTGTTTTTGGACTTTTATAATATAAAATGAAAATTTGTAATGGTCAAGAAATTAAATTTAGAAGTGGAAACTTTAAAGGTTTTTACCCAGGAGGGTTATATGGAACTAAAGGTAGATGAAAATAGTAACGTGATTTTGCAGGATGGAAAACCTGTGTATGTTTTTGATGATGGGAAGGAATCTCCGTTTGATGCTCCTGCTGCAATGAAGAAAATTTCTTCACTTAATGCAGAAGCTAAGGATTATAGGCTTAAACTGAGCGATGCTAAAGAACAGTTAGACAAGTTCTCTGTGATTACTGATGTCGATGCAGCTATTAATGCGTTAGAAACAGTTAAAAATCTTGAAGATAAAAAACTGGTTGACGCTGGGAAAGTTGATGAAATAAAACAATCTATGTCTAGAATATTTGATGAAGAAAAGGCAAGGTTGTTGAGCACTCACAAAACACAGTTAGATCAGGCGGTATCGCAGGTGAAGGAAAAAGATAGCTTAATCCATAGCCTTGTTGTTAAGCAGCAGTTTAGCAATTCGCCGTTTTTTACAGGTGATAATCCGAAAACGACTTTATTCCCTGATGCGGCGGCTAAATATTTTGGAGATAAATTTAAGGTTGAAGCAATAAATGGAGAATTGGCTATCGTAGGATATTTGAATGGAGAAAAAATATTATCCAAGGAAAGGTACGGAGAGCCAGCTTCTTTTAATGAGGCAATCGAAGTCATCATTGAAAACGATCCATTAAAAAATCAGATTTTAAGCTCATCTTCCAGTGGTTCATCCTCGAACGGCAATGTTAGCGGTGGGGGTACTTTAGCTGAGTTGATCCTTTCAACCACAGATGCCAAAGATGTTGTTAAATACCGCAAAGCCAAAGAGGAAGCTGACAAAAGAAATATACCACTAATTATTAAATAGGAGAAAAAGAATGGATAATTATACTGATCCGTATAATCCTACATTTTATGCACAGGAAGGACTTATCATACTTGAGGAAGCTCTTGGTATGGCCGGACGTGTGTATAGGGGATTTGACAACGAAAGGAGAAGCGTAAATAAGGGTGAGACAATTCAGATTAGGAAACCAGGAACTTTTAGCACGCAACCTGGCGGAACTGGTACTCCCTCTGATATCAATTCGCAGTATATAACAATATCGGTTGATAAGTGGAGAGAGGTCAAATTTGGTTTAACCGACCAGGAGCTCGCTTATACTGGCCCTGATATCATAAATGAACATATCGCTCCTGCTGTGTACGCTATAGCAGATTATATAGAAGAGCAACTAACAGATGAGTACAAAAATGTTCCTTGGAGTCATGATATGGAGTCTACTATTAGTGCTGCTGACATTATTGATACAAGGAAAGTACTGAGAGATAACGCAGGTGCTTTAGTACAAAGAGGCGATCTTTTACATTTTGCCATCGACTCTTATTTAGAATCTAAATTCCTGAACTTGGATATATTCCATCAGGCTGCTACTACAGGAGAGGGAGTGAATAGAGGAGCAATCCTGAATGGGTCGCTTGGCACAAGGTTCGGCGTTGAACATTTTGTCCAGCAAACCCTCGCCGATCATACTGGTGGTAGTGTATTAACTGGTACTGACCAAGCTGGTACATGTAGTGCTACAGTTGCAATACGTGCAACATCAGTGGCCGTTACTGGTTTAACCGGCGATAAGACATTAAAAGCTGGTGATAGTTTTGTGATCGCTGGTAACAGCCAACGATATTCTATTACAGCCGATGCGGCCGTAACTAGTGAGGGGACGGCTACTCTTTTCTTTTATCCTCAAGCTGTGCAGGAATATAACGAAAATTCAGTGATTACTTTCGAGGATGCGAGCGAATCTAATTTCGCAGACAGGTACCACTCTAATATTATGTTCCATAGGAACGCATTTGCGATTGCACTGGCCCCTCTTCCTGAAATAGGGAATGAGGCTGGAGCTCGGATGTCAACAATAGTTGATCCAAGGACTAAGCTGTCTATGAGGGCAAGAGTGGCGTATGATGATACCAAAGCAAAGGTTTTAGTAACACTCGATGTTCTTTTTGGAGTTAAGACTATTGAGCCGAACCTTGCGGTTATTGCAAGACGTGATTATGCGTAAAATCAAGAGTTAGGTTGCGCCTTTAATGGCGCAGCCTAGCCTATTAGATTTAGCAAGGAGCTATTCAATGGGTGTAATTGAAACAATTAAGATTAATGATCCAAAGAGACCAGGGAAATATCGTATAATCAATTTAATTGATTTGGATTTGAGCAAACATGAGCTTTATGACCCTGATGCGTATGCAGAGCAACACCCCTTATACGAGATTGCAGAGAAAACTATGAGGGAAAAGAAATTTATAGAGACTGAAATAGAGAAATCTGAGGAGAAAAAGCCTGCAAGAAAAACACCTGTGAGAAGAAAACCTTCCAAAACAAGGAGTAAAAAGAATGAGAATGCAAAAAGACGAAACAGTAGCAATAAAAAGATGCCATAGCTTCGTTGTTATTCCAAAAAGTAAATACAGACCTGATAAGCACGTGCTTTATGACAGACCCAAAAAGAACATTGCGAAAGCGGACAGTAATGTAAGTTCTGCCCCCGAAGTAAAGTTTAAGAATTATGGGTTTTCTTCTTTCAAGAAAGAGAAAGGCAACATAGACGAGCCTAAAAAAGATAATAAGGCGGTTTCTGCGGATGGTAAATAATGGCACTTACTCTTATCGCAACAGCGGGGGCTTCTAATGCCAACACCTATTCCACCTTAGCGGAAGCAGAAACCTATTTCGAGAAACGGCTTCACAAATCTGATTGGACTGACGAAACAGATGCAAATAAGAATATTGCGCTTGTGATGTCCACCAGACTTCTTGATGAATATTTTCTATGGCATGGCTTCCAATATAGCTCCAGCCAAGCACTTCTTTGGCCTCGCTCCAATGTCTTTGATGTTGAAGGCAATCCTGTCACAGCGGGCACAATCCCTGACTTCCTAAAAGATGCAACTGCTGAATTTGCTATGTTTCTTTTGGCTGAAGACAAATCTGTTGAATCTGACATGAAGGGGTACAAAAGTATAAAAATAGAAGGAGCAATATCTCTCTGGTTTGATAAACGAGACAGGCCTGATGTTATTCCGAAGTCTGTCTATTCTATATTGAGACATTATGGAGATATCGTATATAGGGAACCAAAGATACTTGTAAGGATGTAAGGTGGCATTAGATAGTGCAACTATACAAAAAATAGTTTCAAAGGCGTTTGCAGGGGTATCGGGGCTTACCCCAGATGTATATTACTTCCAGGCAACAGCGGCGACATATGATCCTGCGACTGGCAGTTTTACACATTCTGGGGAAGTTGATATTTCTGGCACTGACCTATCTATTGATGGCGATGATTCAGAGCTTTCATCTGTTTCAATGGATTTATCTTCTATCCCAGTAGATGGAACTTATGTGAAGATATCTGGGTTTACTGAATCGGAGAACAACGGCTTTAAGCAGGGTTACTCTATTACTGATGCCAATAATGTAATTTTTTCAAACCCAGGGTTTGCTACAGAAATTGCGGGGGATTCAGTATCTATTTATGGCCCTTATTACCACTTGAAAGGGGTAAAGAGATTATATACATCTGAAGAAAGGCGGGACAGTGCTGTATTAGATAAAGATGAAAGGCTTACTTTGGCAAGTTACGATTTATCTATTACTCCGAAGCCTGCTGACATTGTATATACGATTGAAGATAGCACAGTCACAGAGTGGAATATTATATCAGTGGGTTATGATTCACAGAAATCTATCTATATATTACAGATAAGGAGGCCGTAACCGTGCATCCAGACATTACAGCGGCGATAAGTAAAATAAAGGTTGATTCAGATAAGCACATACAAGATAAATCGTTCAAAGGGAAGTTTTGTCCAGAGCCACAGAATTGGCGTTAATCTGGGGTTTATAGATACTACAAGGGTAAGGACAAGACAAGACGATTCGGCTGCAAAAGCTATGGGCCAACTTAACCAAACAAAAAATATTAAGTTCGGAGATACTGTTACTATATCCAATAGCTTGCCTTACGCAGAAAAGGTAGAGTATAAAGGATGGGGAGGGATTAAGAGTTCAACTCCAGCGTACCATACTTATAAGAAAGCTGAAAGTAAAACTAGAGCAAGGTTTAATTTATAAATGGCAGGTATAGAAGCTGAAAGAGCGACACTTGAAGGATACGTTGATACCAACTGGACATCAACTCCTATTGCATGGGATGAAGTGCCATATAGCCCTGCCGCTGGCACGTCTTTTATAAAAGTGCATGTAGACCCTGCTGGGGCTGAGATAATTTCTATGCCACGTGGACATCGTTATTTTGGGGTGTTTTTTATTGACATATATTGCCCCAGGAATCAAGGGACTGCAACGATAAGGGGTTATGCTGATGAGGTAGCTGATATGTTTTTGAACCAGAATATAAGCGGAATATTGCTAAGGAATATGACAATTTATAAAGATGTGGAAGGGGATTTTAGGATTTACAATGCAGGAAGACAGATGAATAAGGTAATTTCTATTTCAGACAAGATCAATAAGAAAGCGAGCATTTCTTTTGTTATCATTGCAAATAGCAGATGAAATCGTCATTGTAGATACTGGAAGTACAGATCAAACAAATGCTATCGCAGATAAATATAATACTAAAATTTATTTGCACCCCTGGGAAAATGATTTTTCAAAAGCGAGAAATCAGGCGTTTTCTCATGCAACGAAAGATTGGGTCTTTGTTATAGACTGTGATGAGGAACTATATCTTACAGAAAAAGACGATAACCTGAAAAAGGTTTTATATCAATTACCAGAACATATAACTGCTGTCCAGATAGAGCTTAGAGACATACAGGGCGGCAATATATCAGCAAGGTTTTTGACACCAAGAATATTTCGCAGGGGTAAAGTCCATTATGAGGGGATTGTCCATAATAACCCTGTATATGAAGGGAGTAAGGCATTTTATAAAGAAGCGTTCCTGCATCACTATGGGTATGATTTAGATGAAAAAGGGAGGCAAGAAAAACATAAAAGAACTGCTACTCTTTTAAAGGAAAGATTAAGGGAAAACCCTGATGATAAATCTGCGCTATATTATTTGTGTCAAACCTATGGATGGATGAAAAACCATAAGAAAGCAGCACAATATGGGATTAGATACATAAAAGCAAGAGAATCTATCCCTGAACATAATTTTTTCTATAGTGTTTATTATTCAGTAGCAATGCAGTATATAGCTATGGATAAATATAGAGAAGCTGAAGAATGGGTAAAAGAGGGTCTTGGAATAAATAAACATGACCTTGATTTGTTACATGCTATGTTACTTATTGGAGTTCATGCAGACAATAAGCAGATTATCCATATCGCCGCAAACTCTTTTATAAAAGAATACTTTGAATACGATCCGAGAGACCATGTAGATGAAAACTCAAGGTTCATCTTTTCTTATACAACAAGTAACCTTGCGTTTTGCTACTATCACTTAATTAAAAATAACCTATATTTTGCAAAAATATATGCAAAGGCATTGAAAGAAATTAACCCGCCCTTGACAGAAGCGAGCTTAGACATGATGAAAGCTGCCATAGAAAAAGGTTTCGGTGAAATAAATTCGATATTTCTTGACCAAGAAAATGGAGAAGAAAGTAAAGGATATGCTGGAAAACATGTTCTTTGATTAAGAAATTATCATCTTTAAATAGGAGAATGACATGTCTGATTCTAATAGAGTACAATTAAGATATATAGAGGAAACGACTTGGGGGTCAATACCAGGCACTCTCGATATGCAAGAGCTACGCTTCACAAACGATGATCTTGTTTATAATGTAGAAAATATTAAATCGAGTGAGATAAGGGATGACAGGCAAAC